GATTTTGATACTAAAAGTAGTTATTGTAAAATATTATTTAAACCAGGTGTTCCAGTACAAGCTCGTGAATTAACAGGGATTCAATCTATTCTTCAGGGTCAGATTGAAAAATTTGGTCAACATGTTTTTAAGGATGGTGCTTCTGTTACTGGAGGAGGGGTAAAATATAATGGTTCATATCCATCAGTTAGAATACAAGTATTTAATGAAGGTATAGATGTAAATTCTTATCTAACCAAATTGATGGGTAAGGTAGTAGTTGGTAGTAAATCTGGAGTAAAAGCTAAAATTAAATCATTTATAGGTTCAGGTGTTAAAGAAGGAAATTGGTATATTTTATTTGTAACTTATTTAAATACTGGAGGAGAAGGTAACGAAGTATTTGAAAGTGGAGAAAGCTTATTATTAGATAATGATACAATAACAACAAGACAGGGAACTACTTTTCAAGTAGGAGAACCTGTTGCTCAAACAGTTAATGGTAAATGTGCATATTTAGGAGCTGCAGCTGTATTATCAGCAGGTATTTATTTTGTAAGAGGATATTTTGTAGATGTTAAACAACAATCTATTATTTTAGATCCTTATGTAAACAATACTAGCTGTAAGGTAGGATTAAAAATTAATGAATCTATTGTTAATTCTGATTTAGATCCATCTTTAACAGATAATGCTGCTGGATTTAGTAATTATACAGCTCCTGGTGCAGACAGATTATCTATATCTATACAATTAGTTAAAGTTCCTTATGTATCTCCTAAGCCATCTAATTTTATAGAATTGATGGAAATTAGGAATGGTGATTTAATAAGTAAACGTCCTAATAATGATTATAATGAAATAGAAACTGAAATAGCAAGAAGAACTTTTGATGAATCTGGAAATTATTATGTTAAACCATTTTCACTTTCTATTAGAGAAACTTTGAATGATCGTGCAGGTAATAATGGAATTTTTGCTAGTAATCAAAAAACTTATAATGGAAATGATCCTAGTTATAATTTAGGAACTTATAAATTTTCTCCAGGAAAGGCATATGTTGAAGGATATGAAGTAGAAACAATAGTTCCTTCATATATAGATTTTGTAAAACCAAGAACTACTAAAACTTTAGAAAATCAAAGTTTAAACTATGTTACTGGTCCAACTTTTACATTAAATAATGTTTCTGGATCTCCTATAATTGGAATAGGTACTGATTATACAGTAAGTCTAAGAGATCAAAGAGTTGGTTCTGCAGCAACTACTGCTGCTGGTAAAGAAATTGGATTAGCACGGGTATATGATTTTGCATTAGAAACTGGTTCTTACAATTCTTCCAATTTAGCAGAGAATGAATGGGATATTGCTTTATATGATATTCAAACATATACTAATATAACTTTAAATACTAATCCAGAAAAATCTTTAGTTGTTCCTACTCATATTAAAGGAAAATCTAGTGGAGCTACTGGATATTTAAGATATAATTCTGTAGGTACTGCTATTACTGCATATAACACTAAAGGAAAATTTATTAGTGGTGAACAATTAATTTTTAATGGTGTAGAAAGTGGAAATATTTCAGTAGGATCTACTTCATTTACTACTAGTGATATTAAATCTATTCATGGAACTGTAAGCACAGCAAGTACATTCAATTCTGATGTAAAACAAACATTATTTGCTAATATAGGTCAAGTTAATATAAGTGCAGCAACTACTTCAGGAGCATCTTTAGGAATTTCTACAGTTACTAGTGCTGATCCTAATAAGTTCTTTGTAGGAATTGCTACAGTTGGTAATCTTGTAGAGTATAGTAGTCCTGGAAAAACTACTGTTTCTTATGCAAGAATTGCAAGTGTTTCTCAAAATTCTTTAACTATAACTGGAGTTTCTACTGTTTCTGGTATTTGTGATGGAGGATTACCTACAATAATAGCTGGTGATGCTACTTCTGGAGAAATAAATCCATCTAATTTTAAGATATTAACTTCTCAGTTCCAATCCTCTACTGATAATAATTTATATACAAAATTACCTAAAAATAACATTAAAAATGTAGATTTAACAGAAGCACATATTACAATTAGAAAACAATTTGATGTAACTATTACAGATAATTCTACTAATAGTATTACTACTGGAAATGCAAATGAAACTTTTTTACCTTATGATGAAGAAGATTATTCTTTAATAAGAACTGATGGAACTATAGAACCTTTATCTTCAGATAAATTTGATTTTAATCAAGGTTCTACTGAATTAATTATTAATGGATTGGGAACTAATAGTCCTGCTAAATTAATAGCAACATTACGTAAGATAAAAGTAACAGAAAAAATTAAAGAAAAGCAAAGTATTAATGTACTTAATATAGTAGGATCAGCCACTTCTATTTCTGGAATTGGAACTACTACATTAAATGATGGTCTTACTTATAATACTGTTTATGGTACTAGAGTTCAAGATCCCGAAATTTCCTTAAATGTTCCAGATGTTACTAAAGTATTGGCAATATATGAATCTGATGATAGTAGTGCTGCAACTTTACCTACAATAACTTTTTCATCAATTAACAGCCCAACTGGAAAAACTGGAGATTTTTTAATTGGATCACCTTTTGTAGGAACTCTTAGTGGAGCTCAAGGAATTTATGTTAGCAAGAATACAGATTCTGCAATTAATTATACAGATTTAAATACTTATACATTTTCTCCTGGAGAAGAAGTTTTCTTTCCAAAAGAAAATATAACGGCTACTATAGGTTCTGGTACTGCTGGTTCTCGTGATATTACTGACGAATTTACTTATGATGATGGGCAAAGAAGTACTATTTATGATTATGCAAGAATAGTAAGAAAACCTGGATTTGATGCTCCAGTTAAATCTTTGAAAATAGTATTTGAGTCTGGATATTATACTGCATCTGATACTGGTGATATTACTACTATAAATTCATATAAGAATTTTTCTTATGGATCATTACCTCCTATCAATGATACTAGAGTAAGTGATATCATTGATATAAGACCTAGAGTAGGTGAGTTTTCAGGAACTTCTAGATCTCCCTTTGAATTTTTAGGTAGATCTTTTAATGCATCTGGAAATTCTGCTAAAAACGTCTTAGCTGCTGATAGATCTATTATAATAGATTATTCTTTCTATCTTCCTAGATTAGATAAAATATATTTGACTAAAACTGGAACTTTTCAGTTAGTTACAGGTGTTCCAGCTGAAACTCCAGAATGGCCTACACCTATTGATGGTGCATTAGAAGTAGCATCTATTACTTTACCAGCTTATCTTTATAATATAAATGATGCCAGCATTACTATGGCATCTTATAAGAGATATCAAATGCGTGATATCAATAGACTTGAAAAAAGAATTGAAAATTTAGAGTTTTACACTTCACTTTCTTTATTAGAAAATGAAACTTTAAATATGCAGATTACTGATGCAGATGGTTTGAATAGATTTAAATCTGGATTCTTTGTAGATGATTTTTCTAGTACAGAAAATCAACTTAAAAAGACTATTGTAAAAAATTCCATAGATTTTCATAATGGAGAGTTAAGACCTGCTCCTTTTACTACTGAATTAGATCTCAAATTTGAACCCAGTACTATGAATGGTCTTAGAAGAACTGGAAGTGTATTGACATTGGATTATGATGAAATAGTTTTTGCATCTCAACTTTTTGCTAGTAGAGTTGAAAATGTTACTCCTTATCTTGTAAGTTATTATGGAGGAACTGTAGAATTGCAACCAGATTCTGATATATGGTTAGATCAAGTTGTACTTGATGCTAAAAATGAAGATCTTACTACTTATAGTGAAACTACTGAACAATTATCTGCTTCTGGATTTGATTCTAGGTCTGGATATGGTCCAGTAACATGGGGAGGATGGTCCGATAATTGGACTGGATATGATACATCCGCAAGTGGCAGTAGTAGTCGTTGGGACACAGACGGAGTTCATCAGACACAATATACTACTACAACTACTACTAGTACTAGAACTGGTACTTCTACTAGAACAGGAACCAAAAAGCTCGTTAGAGAAACTTTTAGTACTATAAATGAAGGACCTAAAGTAATTAATACAGAATTAACTTCTAATATGAGATCTAGGAACATCAAATTTGATGCTAGAACTCTTAAACCCTCAACAGGAATTTATGCATTCTTTGATGGGCAAGATGTAAATTCTTATATTATTCCTAAACTTCTTGAAATTTCAATGACTACAGGAACTTTCCAACCAGGTGAGACTGTTGTAGGTTCTAGTACTGATGGTATAGAAACAATTAGATTTAAGTTGGCTCAGGCAAATCATAAGAGAGGAAATCCATTAGAACCTAGTGAAGTTTATATTAGAAATCCATATTATCAGTTTACTCCATTATTAAAAGGTGTAAGTGTTTTGGTGGATAATGTTATTCCTGATTCTGGAGATGTAACAACAGATGCATCTGCTACTTCAAATATTCTTAATCTTCCTGAAGTGTATTCTTCAACATCTACTGTTCTTAATGTAGACGTACATTCTTTATCTAAAAAAGAAGAGAATACATTTCATGGGTTTGTGATGAAAAATCTTAAATTAGTAGGAGAGACATCTAATGCTCAAGCAACTATAACTAATGTAAGACTTAGAACTGATAATGTAGGAAGTGTAATTGGGTCTTTCTTTATTCCAGATCCTAATATTCAAACTTCTCCAAAATTTGAGACTGGTAAAAAAGTATTTAAATTAACAAGTAATAATCTTAATAGTCAAGTACCAGGAAATGTTACTTGTGATGCCACTAGAATATTTGAATCTTCTGGAACTATAGATACTCTTCAATCTACTATTATTAGTGTAAAGAATATCCATACTGATATTGTTACTAGACAAGAAACTAGATCTATTAGGGGTGCAACTACAACATCATCTAGTACTGCTATAACTGGTAGACGAACAATACCACAACCACGACCTCCACGACCATCACCTTGGCCAGTTCCACCAATTATAGAACCTCCAATAATTGATCCACCGAGGGAAATAAAGCCTACAATTACGGTAAGACGACCACCAGATGATATAGATCATGGTCATCCTAGACCACATCCATTTCCAGTTGTAGATCTTCCTGTGGATGATGATTTTGATGATCCAGTAATTGAGGTTCGCCAACCACTTCCTCCAGAACCTGTAGTAGTAGATATCAATGTTGATGTTCCAGGATCTATTATTCCTGATATAACTACTACTAATGTAGAATTTGTAGATGTTGTTCCAGATTTAAGTGGATATAGTATTGCTCACGGTAAAGATTTGCTTACTGAAACTTGGGTAGAGCAAGCTGATGAATCTCCAAATATAGATTATGTACCTAAGTTTGAAAATGAAGGTCTAGCAGCTTTAGTTGCAGGTACATCAGAATACACTGATGAAGCATCTAATCTTGGAATGTTGGTTATAGTAGATGTGGAAGCTGATTCTACAACAGTAGAAGTAAATGATCCTATAGCAAATGCTTATGCATTAGCAGGTAATCCACCTCCTGATGAAGGATCTATGGCATACTGGACTGCTTCTATTATAGCTGGTGAAGGTATTACTGAACCTGCAGCAATCCAAGAAAGGATGCTTGAGCATCTAGGGTGGGCTGATGCTCAAACTGAAGAATCATTAGCAGCATTTAGTGAGGCACATCAGGAGGAGATTCAAGCTTCACATGATTTAGTTGAAGAGATAACAGGATATAATAGTGAAACTTTAAGTCAATTGACTAAAGAGTGTGGACATGGTGTTAAAGACCCTCTTGCACAATCTTTCTTTGTTCCACCTGGTGTTGGAATTTATGCAACTAAAGTAGATCTTTATTTTGGTTCTAAGGATGAATTCTTACCTGTCAGTGTTCAATTAAGAACAATGCAGTTAGGAATGCCTACTACTGAAATAATTCCATTCGGTGAAGTTGTATTAGATCCAGAACAGGTTAATATATCCGATGATGGTAGTGCTAGAACTACAGTTAGATTTCCTGCTCCAGTATATCTACCTGGCGGACAATCTTATGCAATTGTTCTTCTATCTACAAGTAATGAATATACTGCTTGGATTTCTAGAATGGGTGAGACAGATATTCAAAGTAAGGATAAACCTGAATCTGAGCAAGTAGTTATAAGTCAGCAACCTACTTTAGGATCTCTATTCAAATCTCAGAATGGAGAAACATGGAATGCAAGTCAATATGAAGATTTGAAATTTGTTTTATATCAAGCAAGATTTACTCAAAGTTCGGGAAATGCTAGTTTTACAAATCCACCTTTAGTAACACAATCTGATGATATTAAAAATTTATTGAAAGATTCTGTTCAAATGTCTTCTAATAAGATAAGAATAGGATTTAACACTACTATTTCTGATACAGGAATAACAGTGGGTAATATAATTCAACAAGATGGAAGTAATGCTACAGGAAGAATAGCAGGAACAGCAGGAACAGCAACTGGTAATTTAACTATTACTAATGCTGGAGTAGGATATACACCTTCTTCTGGTGCTGCAACTTATCAAGATGTTGCTCTTAATACCATTACTGGTTTTGGTAGAAATGCAACTGCTAATATTACTATTACTAATGGAGTAGCATCTGCTGCAACCATTGCTAGTGGTGGTAGTGGATATCTTCTAGGTGATGTTGTTGGAATAACATCTGTTGGTATTAATTCTTTAGGAAGAGATATTAGATTCTCTATTGGAGGAATTACTGGAATTAATGAGTATGTTCTTGATAATGTTCAAGGAGATTTTGCTACTGGTGTTAACAAAACTATTAAGTATGTTACAGGAGCTGGTGTTACTGATCTTAATGCTGCTGCTGGTGGAAATGTATGGTTATCTGGAGATCCAGTAACAGTTTCTGATGGTTTACATATTAAGGTAAATCAAAAGAATCATGGAATGTATTCCAATCAAAATATGGTAACAATTGAGGGTATTGAATCTGATGTACCTGCTATTAAATTAGCAGCAGATTATGATTCATCTTCAACTGGTTCTATTATTTTGGATGATGCTACAAACTTTGCAGAGTTTGAGGGTGTTGGAGTTGGTTCTACTAATATTGGTTATGTTAGAGTAGGAAAAGAAATTCTTTCTTATACTGGCGTAGTTAATAACACATTAACTGGTGTTACTAGAGGAGTAGATTCCACTAAAACCTTAAATCATAAAGAATTAGATTTTCTACATAAGTATGAATTAAATGGAGTATCTCTTAGAAGGATTAATAAAAATCACAATCTAGCAGATGCTACAGTTACTAATCCTAAAGGATTGGATTACTATAATATTAAAGTAGATATGTCATCTAATGGATTAGATAGATCTGTAGGAACTAGTCTTCCTAAGTTACATTTCAATCAAACCAAGTCTGCAGGAGGAAGTAGGATTTTATCTACTGAGAATATACCTTTTGAAATTATAACACCTATAGTTCAAAATATGACTCCTGAGGGAAGTGCTATAACAGCTTCAGTGAGAACAGTTACAGCATCTAGCATAGATGGATCTGAACCTCCTTATCAAGATAAAGGATTTGAATCTATTAGTTTAGTAACTGATAATTATATGTCTAGTCCTAGAATGATTGCTTCTAGAATTAATGAAACAACATCATTGACTACTTTACCTCAAAATAGATCATTTACTTTAAACTTACAACTTGAAGGAAATACAGGATCTTCTCCTATAATTGATTTGGATAGAGTTGGAGTTATTCTTACTTCAAATAGAATTAATAATCCAATTGATGATTGGATTACTGATAATAGGGTTAATACCTTGGCAGATGATCCAAACTCATTTGTTTATGCATCTAAACCAATTACTTTGAAAGAAGGAGCTACTGGAATTAAAATTGATTTACAAGCTCATATTAATACATTTAGTGATATTAGAGCATTATATGCTATTACAGAAGATCTAGATGATGAATTAATCTATGAACCATTTCCAGGATATCCCAACTTATTATCAACAGGTCAAATTATTGATCCAGCTAAAAATAGTGGACTTCCTGATAAATTAGTACCTAAAACTGATAAAATAGCATATACATCAGATCAGGTAGTGTGGAATGATTATACATTTACTATTGATGATCTTCCTACATTTAGAAACTTCAGTATT